GATTTAGGTTCTTTATAAAATGGTAACGTCTCGCACCATTTTTTTAATAATTCATATTCGGAGCTATCTCCACGGATCATATTTTAAATTGTTGCAAGATTTGTATTTTTTCTTCTGCGTGTGCAATTTTTTCAATTAATTTATCTATCTCATCTAAATGTTGTGGATGTTCGCCTATAGCAACTGGTTTTTCTAAATAAATTTGTACTGTGGCATCCGCTTCTGATATTTGTGCGTTATACCTATCTTCTAATGCATTTATAAGAGTAGATCTAAGACTCATATAGAATCTATATACTAATAAAAAGGATGTGCAATACTTTTTATTTTACCTTGTGCTCTTAATTTTTTTAGATCCCCTTTTGTCATTTGTTGAAGCTGCTCTACGGAATATTCATCCTTTTCGAACATTTCTTCATGTGGATCTTTTTGAACCTTTGGCTTAAATAAATTTTTTATCCAATTCCAAATCATTTCTTCCCTCCATTACGAAATATTTGAGTTCCCTTAATGCCATAAATGCTCGCCACGACAAGGATCCACAAATTTGTGAACCATCCCGGAAGCTGCGAGAACATCTCGAAGAACAATTTTACCTTATCCATCGCAGTTGGATCATCCGATATCACTGCATATGCAAGCACCAACACGGGCAAACTGAGAATTATGAGGACCGCCTCGTCTTTCCAGTCCGATTGTCGAGCTTCTAAAAGCTTACCTTGATAAGCTTCCTCCCCACGGGCTTGTCTTTCTGCATGTAATAATTGTGCGTCTGACATTGCCATTTTAGCTTTTTGTTTATTTGCGTAAATTTTTGATCCTGCAGAAACTGCAAGTTTAATAGCTTGAAACCACATTATCTAACTCCTATAAATTTGTGTCCTTTTATTGCTGCACCCATACCTCTGATACCATCAGGTCTATGAGGGCAAGACATCTTATATGTTTTTGTCATTTTACCACTTCTCAACTTAATTGGCGGCACTTGTGGGTTTGGTCCTCTTTTAGGAGGGGGTCCACTTGATACTCCACCAGAATTATATGATTTAAAATCTTCTAAAAATTTATTTGTAGGTTTTGTTGGTTGTGTAATCGGTGTTGTTGTTTTGCACGGTGGCATCGTCCCATCTGGACACAACTTAGGTTGATTATTATCTCTATTCATGGGTGGCATAGGTGGTTTTTTTATTTGTTTTATAGTGTTTGCACTTAATGGATTTTTAGTTTTTTTTGGTCTATCAAAAAATTTTTTAGCCAAATTAATTCCTAAAGAGATTGGTCCTATAATAGGTATACTAGTTTTTTTATTTGAACCACTTGATACACTAGATTCACTTCTTACATTTTTATTGGATCCGTGTTGAACAACTCCTCCTGCACCTGGGTTATAACTTCTTGAATAAGAGGCACTAGATGGAGTTTTAAAATCATCCTTGCTAGCATCTCTTCCTCCTCCAGCTTTTATTACTTTTTTTAATTTACCTGAATTTTCCATTGCATAAAAAACAGAGTCACCTTTTTTCTTACCATACTGACCTCTAAATTTATCTCTTAACTTTTTACCTTTTGATGTAAGTGGCATTATGCAAATTTCTTTCTTAAATTTTCTTTTGCTTTTTTAGCTATACTAACTACTTCTCTTTTACCCATAACCTTAGCACGTTGTTCCATAACTGTTAGTATTTGTATTTTCCTAGCAAAAGGTTTTTTAATTTTATTAACCTTTGTTACTGTTGCTCTAGCATCACTTGGTGTAGCAAATTTAATCTTGACTGTATCCCTAGGATTTTCATCAGTATACAACCTTCTATCTGAACCTGGTGGTTTTTTTCCAGTACCTTTTTTTGGATCAGCCATTATTTCTTTTTACTCCTTGCAAGTTCAATTTTTTCTTCAGCAATTCTTATTCTTTCTTTTGCTTGAGCTTCATTATTTTCTAATTTCATTTTTTCTAAATCTAATTGTTCTTCAATTTGGTTTTCTTTTATATCCATGTTCATCATAGACTCATCAGCTCTACGTTGCATGTCCATAGCTCTTAAATCTAACTCTCTTTGTTTCAACATTACTAGTGGATCTTGTTTTTGACCCATAGCTTCTGATTGAGCAAGTTCAATAGTCAATTGTGAAACTCTATTTGCTATCATTCCGTTTATTTCTACTTGTGCACCTTGTGGGTCAGCTTGTAATCTTGCCTGTATTCTTGGATCATTTGCAATAGCAGCTCCAACTTCACCTTGTGCTTTTAATGAAACGTGTTCTGATATGTGTGCTTGTAGAGCAGTGTAAACTTGTGGGTTGATCTGTACCATTCTTGTAGACATGAATGCTCTGTGTGCATTGATATGCGCATCATGATCCTGATCTGGAAATGCTTTTAATGGTTTCATAGCTAATACTTCCATATTTTCTGTTGCAGGATCTTTTGGCATAGGTTTTTCAATTGGTTTTAGTATTTGATCTATATCTTGAGTCCCCAATGCTTCATATACTCTTCGATATGCCTCTCTCAAGTTGTGCATCATTGGATTTGACATAGCAATTTTCAAATTTTCGTTTGCAAGTGTAACTCTTTGCGCCATACTCATGATATTTGGGTCGGCAACTGGAATTACATCCACTCGATCGTCAAAATCAGTTTGTTTTACCGCTTGATCGGCACCATATACTGAATATGGGTAAATTGGTGGTAGATAAGTTGCAAAAACTTTAGATAAAAGTCTAAATTCTCTTCTCATTGAGTAGTAACATCGCTTGTGTATAGCACTCATGACCCTCGAACCACGTTCCAAGAGTGAAACAGTGGTGCCAACAGCTCTATTTTGCATGTCATTGCCTGTATCCATGTTAGTAATCGCTGCAAACTTCTGTCCTGCTTGTACAACAAAGCCCATTAATTGGTATAATGTAGCTGACGGCTCCTTAAATGGTAAAATTTGGAACTGATCTTTGATGTTTCCTCCCGGTGCATCAACATCTCTAAACTCTCCCGGTTGAAATGGTTGATCATCGTCACGAATTCTTATACCTCTAGACTTAAATCCAGCTGGTAAGTTGGATAATGTACCAGCATCAAGCAATTGTCTTAAAGATTGAGTAGCAGTTCTACTTAAACCACCAATCATGTGTGTTAATCCAAAGCCATAAAAACCTAAACCTGGTAAAAATTTAAAATGAACAAAATATTCTTTACGTTTTTTTAGCTCATCATTTAAATCATAGTTACGGTATATAGATAAAATCTGTCCTGAGCCTTCATCAATTGTTATAATGTAAGGAACCTTGACTTGTTTATCTGCATTTTGCATTTCAAACTCTTCTAAATTGCAATCCACATGCATTTCTAAAATAGAAAAAGAATATTGTTTATCACCACCAGGAGTTACTCCTTCTAATTCTTGATATTTTTTTTCAATTTCAGTTGGACCGTTAGATGTTGGTTTTAATTCTACATCTCTGTAAAAACCAGCTTGTTGTTTTTTTAAAATTTCGTTTTCACCCATTTTAATTACATGAGTGATTCTTTCACAATCCATGAGATCAGTTGAATAATATGGAACAACTAAATCTTCAGCTGGAATAAATTTAGATACAGCTCTTTGCATTACTTCATCGTAGTATACTTTTTTAAATGCAGAGCCTGCTAAAGCTAAATAAAATAATAATTGATCAAACTCAGGAGTATATTCTTCCATCTCCTCAGTGATCATGTAATTCATAAAATCTTGAACACGCTGCGCTTGATTTATTTTTTGATCATCCTCCATCCCCAAGACTCTTGTTCTAACTGGTCCTGAAGATGGAAGTAATTCTTTATAAGCTTGCGCTTGAAATTGTGTAACAGCTTCTGATAAAAGTGGATGAGTCACAGATGCCGACCCTTTAAACGGTCTAGTCATCTCAGTGTGTTTAATTCCAAGAAGATCTAAATTATTTGTATAGGACGTCTCCCAATCTTTTCTTGAAACTCTATCTTTTTTGTAATCGTCAAGCAATTGATTAGACATTCTCTGAAGAACTTCATCTGACATGTCTTCTGCTATGTTTTTATAGAATTCATCTGCAGCATCAGCTAACTCCTCCATTGGAGTCATTTCACTTTCAGATTCTAATTCAACATTTACTTCTTCAGTGTCAGGAGTTTCAATCTCCTCTTCAATCACTTTATCGATTTCAGCCATTAATATAATTTAGTAGGTTTTGTTCTTGCCATTCCACCGCCACGAGCTTTGATCATTTTTCCAGCTTTGGCTCCATCCATAATTCCTAAACCAAAATCACTTGATATTTGATTTGCTCTTTTAGGCATAAGAGGTGATAGCATACCTTGGTCTCTTCTTTTAATTACTGCTTTTTTTATTTTCTCATTTGTCTTAGCAACTGTTGCCGCTTTTTCTTTTACTTCTCTTGGCAGAGCATCAACATCAACAGTAGTTTTTACTTTACTGCCAACCATAGTTTTTGAACCAGTATCAATTGCTCTTGTAGGTCTTTTTATTTTTGGAACTTGAGTTGTTTTCTGTGCATCAGATACAGTGGCTTTTCCAGATGTACCAGCACCGATTCCCATAAGTTTTGAAGCACCATAAAGTGCTGCTGCACCCATCAATGCTTTTCTAAGTTTTTTTCTTCTCGACATGTCTACTCCTTTTAATAATATACGTATTTTCGTTGTCTATAACTTTCAACCTCATCCTCGTCAGAATAAGTAGTTATAAACGAACCTTGCCGATATCTTAACATAGCTTGTGTAGTGCTGTCCACATAATCGTCATGTTCTCCATGAGGAAACGCAGCACATTCTTCAATTACTTCATGAGCAAAATGCTCGTCTCTAGGATACCAAACTTGTTCAGATTCAAATATTGGAGCACAAGCGTTGACTCGTGAATGTTTATCTTGGCCACGTCCAGGAGTGTAATCCATAACAGGAATTCCCATTCTTCTAAATTCTTGTAATAAACTTTGTCCACTCGCCTTAGCTTCAATGATAACTGTTTCAGGTTGCCAATATTTGTATTGATCTAAGGCTACCATTTTTAATTCAGGAAAATCATATTTACCTTTGATTGCATCAATTAACATTATGGCATCAGGCCCTGATTCGCGGGGCGTGAATATTCCCCATGTGGTGATTGCAGAATAATCAGCAGTTTCTTTTTTACTGAATGCAGTATCGTATGATTGAATGACATGTTTTAAAACTGGCATGTCCCCTTTCCATGGCTGCCACCATTCTCGTTTTAAAATGGCACCTTCCTCTGACGTAGGGTTTTGCATATATTGAGCAGACCAATTACGTATGGATAATGACGCCTTAACTTTTTCTAGTTCATCTAGAGCCCAATATTCAGGCCACACGGGTCTCGGCTCTCGGTCCTCATCTAAGATTGCTGGAAAAGAAATTTTTTCCCACTTGTCTGCTTTAGGTTCAGTTTCTGCTTTGATTAATCTACCAGTTAAATCATCTTGAGCCCATCTTGTCATTACTAAAACAATCGAGCCTCCTGGTTGCAAACGTTGTCTTGGTCCTGATAGATACCAATCGTAAGTTCTCTCCATAGCAGAATCAGATAATGAATCTTGTTCTGTATGTGGATCATCGATAATAAGTAAGTCCGCCCCTCGTCCTGTGATAGAACC